CAGGGCTACTCGCCGGCGACGCTCTACGGTCGTCCGATTCTGACGACCGAGTACGGCGCGGCGCTCGGCACCGAAGGCGACATCGTGTTCTGGGCACCGCCCGAGTATCAGCTGATCGACAAGGGCACCATCGAGCAGATGGTGTCGCTGCACGTCGCATTCCTCACGGACGAAGCCGTGTGGCGCTTCATCTACCGCGTGGACGGGCAGTCGAAGTGGCACTCGGCCCTCACGCCGAAATCCGCCGGCAGCGCGCTGTCCAACATCGTGACGCTGGTCTAACGGCTGACGAAGGAGCAGGAGTAGTTCATGTCGAACCATCTCTCGGAAGTTCTGGCAGCTGTCCATGCCTGTGAAGCCAAGGACTACGGCTCGGCGGGCATCGACTTCGACAGCATTCACATCGGCCGACTGCAGGCGCTGACGTTCTACATCAGCTTCGGCACGGTCACCGGCAATTCCGTGCTGACGGTGAACACCGGCGCGACCGAGGGCGCGAAAACCACGGCGATGGCGTTCAAGTACCGCATCGTCGGCGGCGCCTTCAAGGCCGCGAGCGGCGACATCTTCGGCGATCTGAACGCTGTCACGTCGGCGGGTCTGACGATGACCGCGGCCACCTTCACGCACAAGCTGGTCGCCATCGACATCGACATCGACGCGATGACGGACGCCCAGCCGTGGGTGACGCTCTCGATGGACGCCACCGCGACCGCCCTGGCGGTCTCCGCGATCGCCGTCGGCAAGCCGCGGCACGCGTCGCACACACAGCTGACGGTCATCAAGTAACCAGCGATGTGGTTGCGCTGCCTAGCCGGCCGGCATGCGGGCGAGATTCGGTTCTACGCCCTGCCGGTCGCCCTGGCAGCACTGAAGGTCGGATCGGCGGCACGCGTTGATGTGCCGGCCTCGCCGGCACCGCCGATCGCGACGCGCCGGAAGATCAAACGACGGACGGAGTAACGGATGTCCACGAATTCAGGAATCAATCTCGAACGCGCGCTCATCGGCCCTGGATCGGAACTGACCGGGGCGGCCGACGTCGTATTTCAGCGCTTCCGCGTCGCGATCGCCGACATCATCGCTGGCAAGGTATTGCTGGCCGCGATTGCTGGCTACAAGTACCGCATGGTCAGCTGCCGCGCCATCGCGATCGGCGCGGATGCGACGACCGTCACCACGGTCGACATTCTCGGCACGCAGTCAAGCGCGAGCGTGAAGCTGGCGGCCTTCGGGCAGGCCAGCCTGACGCGGAGCGCGGTGGTCGCCGCCGGCAACTCTGGCGGCACCGTGCTGGCCGACGGCGCCTCGTTCCAGCCATGTGACGCCAACACGGCCATCACCATCGGTCAGACCGGCAGCAACATCGCCGGATGTACGTCGGTCGACATCCTGATCGACTACACCGTCGAAGCCGCGTAACGAGAGTCGAATGTGGCAGGCTCCGTCACCATCGTCCAGGCGAACGTCGGCAACATCCGCGTCATCCGCTGCACATGTATCGGTGACGCGTCGACCGGGCTCATCCCGTCGACCGTGCTGCCGATCTTCGAAGGGCGGCTCCTCAAACTCGTCACCGATCCCGGGCTGAATCTCTCCCCGTCGGCGAGCGCCTCGCCGTCGGTCTCGCCGAGCGCGTCCATCTCGCCATCCGCGTCGGCATCGAGCTCCGCGTCGCCCTCGCTCAGCCCCTCGGTGTCGGCGTCCTCTTCTGTGTCGCCGTCCAGCAGCACGAGCGCGTCGCTGTCGCCATCGGCCAGCATCTCGCCGAGCGCATCGGTGTCCATCAGCCCGTCGAGTTCGGTGTCGCCGTCGCAGTCGGCGTCCCTCTCCGCGTCGCCCTCGCTGTCGCCGTCGGTCTCGGCCTCGGTGAGCGCCAGCGCCTCGCGATCGCCATCGGCGTCGATCAGTCCATCGTCCTCGATCTCGCCGAGTTCATCCACGTCGGCGTCGATTTCCCCATCGCGGTCGGCCTCGTCCTCGGCCTCCGCGTCGGTGTCGCCGTCGTCGTCCGTGTCGCCCTCCGCCTCGCTGTCGCCATCGGTGAGCGCGAGCGCGTCGACATCGGCCTCGATTTCGCCGTCGTCCTCGGCGTCGTCCTCGGTGTCGCTGTCGGTGTCGGCGTCGGCCAGTCCCTCGGCGGGCGCGCCGACCGGGCTGTATGACGTCGCGATTCTCGACCAGCACGGCTACGACGTGCTCGAAGGCGTCGGCCGTGATCGCAGCGCGGCGACGACGGAGCACAAGCCGATTCTCTACAGCGGCACGTCCGTCAATCCCTGTGTCGATGAGTCCGACACGCTGACGCTGAAGGTGGACAATCAGTTCGTCGCCGGCGCCCAGGTCCAGATCGATCTTTATTACGCACTCGGTGCGTAGCGATGAGGCCAGATGTCACTGAGCCTCGAAACGGCGCCCCTCAAAGAACCGCTCACCGTTGCGGACCTCAAACAGCATCTCCGCATCAGCGACGATTACGACAACGGCTACTTGAGCCGGCTGATTACCGTCGTGCGGATGCGCTGCGAACGCGCGACGCGGCGCGCGCTGATCACGCAGGTCTGGAATCTCTATCTCGATCAGTGGCCGACCTGGGACGGGTATCACGGCGGCCGGACGTTCGAACCGGTGAACACGCTCCTGCCTGCGGGCGGCTGGGTCGAGCTGCCCAAGGCACCGCTGCAGGGCATCGGCTTCGTCAAGTACACGGATCTCGCCGGGAACGTCAACACCTGGGATCCCTCGAACTACCTGGTCGACGCGCCGCAGGGCGACTTCGCGCGCCGCGGGCGCTTGAGCCTGGGCTGGGTGAAGGTCTGGCCGATTGTTCGCCCGACCGCCAACAGTATTCAGATTCAGTTCACGGCCGGCTACGGCGATACCGCGCAGGACGTACCCGATCTGCTGCTGCAGGGCATGCTGCTCGACGCGGGCACCCTGTACGACATCCGCGGGTCGATTCTCGCGGGCTCACGCGCGGCTGCGATTCAAATTCCGTCCACCTCGGCCGACATCTATCGGTCGTTCCGGAGTCTGTGATCCGTGGCTGACAGCGTCGGATCGCTCCGTGAACGGCTGACGGTCCTGCAGAACGTCTGGCCCGTCATCACGATTACGTCGCTGACGCGTAGCGGGACGACGGCGACGGCGGTGACGCAGGTCGCACACGGCTATCAGACCGGGGAGTTCGCGACGATCGCGGGCGCCTCACCGTCTGGCTACAACGGCAACAAAAAGATCACGGTCGTCGACACAGTGACGTTCACCTTCACCGTCGATGGATCGTTGACCACGCCGGCGACAAACGCGATCACCGCGCAGTACTTTTCGGCTGCGCAGGGCGGCAAGCGCGCGAACTGGACGACGCTCGTGAGTGGCCTGCCGGCGGAAATGATTCCGCTCTCCACCGCCGAGCGCCTGCAGGTCGCGGCGATTCAATCGATCAACGCCTACAACTTCCGCGTGCGGACGCGGACGGATCTCTCCCCGAAGATGCGGGTGCAGTGGACGCCGCGCTGGCCACCGGGGATGCCGACGGACCTGCTCGAGATCAACGGGATTCAGCCGTGGGCGGATCCGTGGTCGGGCAATCCGCCGGGGGCGCAGTACTCGCTCTTGACCTGTTCAGGCGTGGCGAGCTGATGACGGTCTACTCTGCGCTCTCGCCGGTCTCCGAAGCGATTGTCGCCGCCTTGCAGGATGCGACGCTGCAGGCGATCGCGTCGACCGGGGTCGTCGGGGTCTATGACAGCGTCCCGCAGGCGCCGACGTATCCCTTCATCCTCTGCGAAGTCACCGACGCGCAGCAGTTCGGCGGGTTTGGCACCAAACCCGGCGTGCACGAACTGCCGGAGATTCGGCTGCGCCTGCATATCTATTCGGAGTACGGCGCGCCCTACAACGCGCTCGTTGAGTGTCAGGCGATTCTGCGCGAAGCGAAGCGGGTGCTGGCCGATCCGCCC